GTCTCCTCCCCATCTTACCTTCAATCCTAGTTTGTGTGCTATCCCTCTTATCATTCCACCCATATAATGAAACCCATCTCTGTTTTCCCAGTCTACTGGATAAGGAGCTAAATCTACAGCCTTACCCTCCATGTGCTTTGAATACTTTACTTTCGTTGCTCCTTTAGCCAGTAGTTCTTTTTGTCTTTCTTCACTTCTTAAGCCTTCTATAATGGTAACATCCATAATCTTTATAAGTTCATTAAGCACATTAACCAATCTAGAGTCAACGCCTTTCAATCTTTCTTTACTTCTTTTACCAAATCTAGGCATAACTATTTTCCTTTAAATACCCCTTCTAAAAGGTCTGTTACAACATCCATCATTTCCTCAAAGAACTTTTGCTCTTTCTCTTCTTTGACAAATGGAATGTTAATCTTTTCATTCATTTTAGTTGCTAACATATCAGAAAATTCATCAGATGCTAGGTGACCCATAGCTTCTGCTTTCATCTTTTCTGCTTGCTCTTCGGCAAGTTTTACTAACATTGCTTTTATATCCATTATTGTCCCTTTATGTTTTTTATTTTATAAGCCAAGTATATAATAGTCATAATCCCTATAACTAATTGCAATACTAAATTTATATTAGCTAAATGAATGCCATAGTTAGCAAACGATAAAGCTGAAACTTTTAAACTATCCACTAATTAAGACTCCTTAATCTGTCTAATTCTTTTTCTAAATAATCTATTCTTTGATTTTGTTTAATATCAGCAGGTATCTCAGCATTTTGATTGGCTTCAGCATCTTCTTCTAACCTCATAATATGTTCTTCATTCATAGCTACTTGATATTCTAAAAAACTAATCCTTGTGTTTAATTGCCCATATCCCCATACCATAGCACCTATAAGACCAACTGCTTGTATAAGCATAGGTAAACTTATATTTAAACTACTAGAGTCTGATATAGGCTTAGTGCTTTCCATTTATCCTACTTAACGAACCTTCAATCCTAGACACTTGATTGTCTAAATCATTTATTTCTTTAGTAATAGCATCAAACTTTCTATCTAATTTATCATCAGACTGGTTCCATCTATTAATAAGTTTTATTATCATGCCTTCCATATTCTCTAATGTTTCAGATTGTCCCTTATTTTCTACTTTTAAATTTTCTAATGTCTCTTGTTGCTTAGCTGACTTATTAGACATAGATACCACCAGATAAACAAACATAGCGCCCACTACTCCTATCATCCCAGCTTCGCCATATATAGCCATAAAATCCACTACTTACCTCTTTTCTTTTTTCCCCAGCTGAGGGGATTAATATTAAATTCTTTCTCATAAAAGGCTACTTTTTCTGCCAACTCTTCTCGCTCAGCCCTTTCTTCCATGATATGTTTACTAAGTAAATCCCCAATTTGTTCATTTGCAATAGTAAAATTATCTTCAAGCTTTCTAATCCTGCTTTCAATTTGCCAGTAACCATACACCAACATTGCGATAAGAACTCCAATCTGAGCCAACCATTTAAGGTTAATACTAACAATGGCGTTATCATCAAGAACAGTAGCACGATAACTTCTGGCAGTATCCGGTTTTGCACTCATTTAATCCTTATATCTTCTAACTCATCGTGTCTATAACACCAGTTTGAATCTTCGTATATAGTGCCGTGATACCAATGCACAACAGAGTCTTTATCTAATATTTCAATAAACACAGTATTACTGCTTGTGTCTGACGGGGTTACCTCTATCCCGCTTACAATCCAACCTTGACTGCAACTTGGTATTCCTGACATAATTAACAGGAATGTCATAACTCGTACTAACAACTTTAAAATCTCCATTTTTTAATGTTACTATTTTTTTATTCATTTTATTCTTAAAACCTTTTTCTTAATCCAGTTTAGAATTCTTTTAAAGAGACTTAACTTTTTCTTAGGCTTACCTAAATGCCTAAGTCTTCTTTCTAATCTTTTTGTTCTTCTTATCCTCTGTAAGCTATGCATGTTGCTGTAGAGTCTGTATGGTTTATAATACCACTAAAGTTTCCATATAATATCTCTCCGGGTATCATATAGAACCAGCTACCTATTCCATCTCCAATATTAGCTGTTACTTTTAATTTTAAATATTCAACTGCGGCGTCACCCCCACCTTTACCAAGAGCTTGAATAGCTATCCAAGAACCTGTATCTGGAGTAGATGTATTAGTGTCGTGCTCTGCTATTAAATCAAATCCGTTCTGACCTATTAGTAGATTAGAAGCTTCTTTTGATGTATATTTATATAATCCAGTAGCCATTTAATTCTCCTTTATATTACCATCCACCAAGCAATACCAGTTTCTACAACTATATCAGCCATAGTATTGTATGCCCATGCTTTTTTGGTTCCGTAGGTTTCTTCATCACCTTCAATAACCCACTCAAATATTTCCCACAATACTCCAATAATAAATACTCCCATAACGCACCAGAAATCTGTCCAATGTAACCATTGAAATATCTTACATAGGAAAGCTCCTGCCGCTAAATGATAAGCAGTCCAGCCATCTAATTGACCTGTGTTGTATTGCCATGATACTAATGTTGCTAAAGGATTTTTCATAAGTTTGTTGCTACTCCATCTACTAATTTATGTTTACCAATGATAAGTCTACCATGACCATCACTATGCTTCTTAGCACATTCCTTAACATATTCTTCTTCTATTACTTTAAAGCTATTACTTCTCTTCACTATCTCACCATCAACGTCTAAGAAATAGTTATAAGACGAAGGGTAAGTCAAGGTCTCGACTGTACCATCTTTATAAGTTTTTTTACGAGTAACTCCCTTAGAAGTATTTCTATGGAGTCTAATATGATGACCTTGACTACACCTTCTTACAATCATGCTTCTACTTCAGCCTCAACTTCTTCAGGCTCTAAAGCTTTTTTAAGCTCCATTACACCTTTCTGATGTTTTTCTACAAACACTTTTTCACACTCAACTAATTGCTGACGCATGAAAGCATTCGTATTCAGTTTATTCTGAACATCACTTACATGATTTTGGTACATAGCAACTTCTCCTGCTAGTTCCTTTTGTGAATCAGTCATATCTTCGATAACATACTCTTTGCCATCAAGATTCAAGACTGGCTTTTCTTTTTCTTTTTTAGCCATTTTAGACTCCTTGTTTGTTAATTAAAGTTTTTTAAAATCTGCTATTGCTTTTGCTAGTTCATCACTTTCTGCTTTTGCTCTTGCCATATCATCATCATATCTAGCTTTTTCTCTTTCTAAATCTGATAAAGACCATTCTTGTTTAGAATCAGCTAATGCTTCACCAGTTTCACTATCAAAACGTTTCTGAGTTAAGACAATATGAGCTTCTTTTATTACATTGTCGTCGCTATCTTTTTGCTCAGCAACTTTTTCAAAACCAGCTTTCTTTGCAGTTTTTAATGAACTGTATTTAGACCATTTCATTTTAAATACCTTCCTTTTGCTTATCTGCCCATGCTTTCTTTACTTCATCTGTCCAAATTGCATTAGCTAAAGCCTGTATTTCTGCTGATTCTCCAGATACATCCATATCTGGTGTTAATACTTTTCTATGATACTTATAAGAAATTTCTGCATCATCTTCCATAATGGATGTTTTGGTACGAACATTAATATGCTTGTACTCACCTCTTACTTCATAATCATCTTTTTCTACTTTTGATAAAGCCATATTATTTTCCTTTTTAATTATCCAATTAAATTAAATATGTTGCTTGAAATATTATATGTCCAGCATTTGTAAACTCGCTAAATAAAAGCAGTCCTTCAGACGTTCCGTCATTAACATATAAATTTATCTGACTGGTATTTTGCGCCACATAACCAGCAATTCTTTTTCCAGAAGCAAGATTTACAGTAAGACCAATTACAGAAGCAACACTTCTGTTTTTTTGTGCATTTGGAACTGCAAATGGTAGTCCTTTAATTGCAATAGTATCGTCAGATACCATATCTCCACTTGAA